GTGTAGCAACGGAGCACAACATGAAGAACCGCCACATTGCACTGTACATTCAAGCCGCTATCAATCAGCGCCTTCCAGAAGAAGGACAGATAACTGTTGAATATGCAGCTCATCAAACTGGGTTCTCAACGCAACAAATTTGGGATGCGATCATCTTACTCGGTCAAAATTCGCTAATCAGCATTTCCACCGGGATGCTGCACCGTCGGATCGGCTAATGGAAGGCCAGTTCTATGCTGTAGAGCGTACCCGGTAGGCCATCCGGCCCGGCCCCATCGGCTCCGCTTCGGCGGGCCTTTGTGGGTGAGACTACAAACCAAGAGGGAGACGACATGGAAGGAACAACCGAAGAGGGGCGCGGGGTGGCGCTGGTTCGCGCTATGCGAGCGCTGCACATGAGCAACGGGACGCTCGCCGAGATGGTGGGGGTCAGCGTTCACACGGTCACGATGTGGCGCAGCACGGGCCGCCTGCCGAGCGCGTTCTACTTGGGGCCGCTTGCTTCGGCGATGGTCTGGAGTGATGCCGAGCTTGGGGCCTATGTTCGTGGGGGTGCTCAGTGATCGGGGCGCTTGAGTACATGCAGCTTATGCTCCAAGCCAAGGCGGAGATCGCCGACCTGGAAGCCCAGCTCGAAGCCGAGAAGGTCAGACACGCCAAGACACGGGCGGCGCACGCGGCTGTCCTACTCCAGACCCGGACGGCGCACGAGGCTCTCATGCTGCAACGTCAAGACATGCGCCGCAGAGAGATCAAGAGGACCGACGCCGCGATGGATGAGCTATTCGAGAAGCAGCTTCGCCAGCGGAGAGAGTTCAAGGCGCTGGAGCGGGAGCGGGACTTTCTACACGACCGCGTGCGCACGCTCGATGCCGAGAGCCTGCGCTGGGCTATCGCTGGCGAAGAGTGAGAAGGCCCAAGCCTTGCCTTAGTGGGGTAGAGTTTACCTGATGGCCCGATACAAGCCCAAGACCAAGGTGGACGCCATCGCCCGGCTATGGGTGACGGCTTCTCCTGATGGCGCTGGCTCATGGGTGCCGAACTTCCAATCTGTAGAGGTTGGAATGCGCACTGATGCGCACTCGGAAAGCCCAGATAGAAGGACGCTCAAACGGTGGTGGGTGGCTCGTGATTTGTCCAAGGACGCCCACTATCGCGCACTTCAAATGACAAAACGGACAGAGGCCGCCGATCGTGGGGCGACTGTTCAGGTGATCGGGATGCTCTCGGTACTCAAGCGGCGACTGGCTGACATTCTCCAAGATGACGCTGGATGGGCTGACGAGGAGCTTGGACTAACGGCCAAGACGCAGGCGGCGATCAACATGACGCGGGCTCTGGCGCTTGCCGCTCCGTTGCTTGGCACGGATGAAGCAAAGCAAGACGACACCAAGAGCAAGGCGGCCCGCTTTGCTGAGCGCGTAAGCAAGACCAAGCCATGACCAAGAGCACCCCGGAGGCGGCGCACATGCTCGCCCTGCCCGCTGCGGAGTGGTTCGCCGCGCTGGAGGACTGGGCCGCCTCGGACGTGGACGCCGCGATGCACACTCGATGCCGCACGGATCGGGCGATGTTCTGCGCGTCGTTCTTCCCGGATCGATTCCCCGCGCCATTCAACCGGATGCACATCGACTTTCTGAACCGGCCCAAGGTGCCGTGGTCCAAGCGCACGCAGGCCAGCCGAGAGGCCGATGCCGCCCCGCGAGGTGGCGCCAAGTCTACGCTGCGGAGCTTTGCCGAGCTGCTACACGACGCGGTGTATGGGTTCGAGGTTTACGTGGCGGTGATCTCCACGACCTACGACCTGGCCGAAGATCTGGTCAAAGACCTGCACCAAGCCTTTATCGGGGTGGAGAGCTACCCGGAGTTTCACGAGGTCTACGGGCCCTTTGTGATGACCGGCACGCAGACCGACTTTGTCGTGCGCGTGCCTGGACAGGCTGGGATGGGCACGCGGTTCAAGGCGTTTAGCTTCGGCGGCACGATTCGCGGAACCAAGTACATGGGGATCCGTCCCACCAAGGTGCTCCTCGATGACGCCGAGCACCCGGACCGCGTGCGCTCTCCAACCCAGCGCGAGAAGACTTGGGCGTTCTTGACCAAAGACGTGATGAAGGCCGGGAGCAGATCGACCGCCTACCAAGTGGTCGGCACGGTGCTGCACGCGGACTCAATGCTGGCGCGGCTGCTACATGCCCCCGCGTGGCGTAGTCACAAGTTCCAGGCGGTAATCTCGTGGCCCGAGCGGATGGACCTGTGGGAGATCTGCCGCACGCTATGGGCTGACCTTGACGACCCCGAGCGGCTGGACACGGCCCGCGCGTTCTACGACGCCAACCTGGCCAGCATGGACGCGGGCGCGGTAGTGCTTTGGGAAGCCTGGGAGCCGTTGTGGGATCTGATGGCACAGTGGTGGGAGGGCGCGGCGTCTTTCAACTCCGAGAAGCAGAACAACCCAGTCGACCCCACGCGGCAAGTCTACGACCCGGACACCTTCGCCCGCTGCACCTTCGACGGTGTACACATCGTCAACCGGGCGGGCCGCAAGATCCGCCTGCGAGACTGCACCTTGGCGGCGTGGCTTGACCCGCGAGCCTCTGAGCAGATCGAGAGGAACGACTTCGCCGCGATCGCCTTGGTGGCTCGTGATCCTGCGGGCTACGTCTACGTCCTTGGGTGCGACATGCAGCGAGACACCGCCGACGCCGCCCGGCGCCGGATGTGGGCGCTCTTTGACCGTTACCCCGGCTGCACCTTCGGCTTTGAGAACAACGGCTTCCAGGCGCTATACGGCAAAGACTTTGACCGTGACAAGCAAGCCCGCCGAGAGGCTGGCAAGCTCGGCAACTTCTACCCCGAGGGCTACCATTCCAGCGGGAACAAGAACAACCGGATGGTGGGGCTACAGCCGGAGATCGCCAACGGCTGGATCCAGTTCAGCACCGAGATCAGCCGCGAGAGCCTGGAGCAGTGGCGGGACATACCCCGAGGCACGCACGACGACGGCCCCGATGCGACAGAGCGGGCCGTGTGGCTTGTGCGGGGTGGTGAGATACCCACGCTCGAAGCGTAGGAGCCCGCCTATAGCGCGGCGATCCCCGAAGAACTCCGCGCCCGTGGGCTCGACGGGGTAGGATGTGCCACATCGAGGAGACCGACATGTTCAACTGGTTTAATCCTGGCGCCCCCAAGCGCTCGATCACGGGCCGCAACGAGACCGGAAGCGCGGGACTCCGCCCGCCCGAGACCCCGGCAGATTGGGCCAGCGAGTATGAGCGCCGCCGCCGCGTGGCCTATGGCGAGCCGTACACCATAGGCGAGCACATCGTCTACCAGATCTTTCGCGCGATAGATGACGCCTCTGCCGAGTACAGCCCGCAGAGCATCGCACTCCGCGAGGACGACTCGATCCGCTTTGTCCAGCGGGTGAACGCTTCGGCGTTGTTCCGTGGCCAGCCGAGCATCCAGGCCATCGCCGACGGAGAGCCGCGCCTTGACGCCGCCGAGCAGGTCTGGACCGATAGCAAGCCGAAGAAGCAGAGCAAGGTATGGGCCGCCCTGATCAGCCAACAGGGAGAGCTGCCGATGGAGACCGTTCGCTTTGCCGACGCCGTTAGGCTGGTGGCCTATGATCCCTCGATGTGCTCGTGGGAGTACGACGCGGAGACGAGCAGTATCCTGCTATCCCTGGAAGTGGTCGCGCCCTACACCGAGCAGGAGACCGACGAGCACGGGGAGCACCTGCCCGCCGTGATGCGACAGTACAAGCGACGGGTCACCGCCGAACGGATCGACGTGTGGATTGACGGGAAGCACGACGAGGAGAAGAGTGGCGAGCATGGCCTTGGAGTGATCCCCGCCGCCGTGATGCTCTGGGCCCCAATGCCTTCGGACCCTACGCACGGCGTGCCCAGCTCGCACGGGATGGAGGCCACCGTGGCCCGTCTGGACTCGATGAGCGCGCAGATGGACGCCGTATCAAAGCGCTACGCCAACCCGTACCCGGTGATCAAGGGCGCCAAGGTCACAGATCCCAACGTGTTCAAGCTTGGCCGGATCGCCTCCGGCCTACCGACCGACGCCACGATGGAATATCTCGAACCCAGCATGAGCGGGCTACGCGAGGTGCGAGAGGAGAAGCAGAACAAGCGGACGGCGATGCAGGACACCCGGCCCGAGTTCATCTTCCACGGCGCTGGCGCGGGCGCATCGGGTGAAGCGCTCAAGGTGCGGGCGGCGCAGTTTGAGGGCCAGGTAGACGAGGTGCGCGGGACCGTATTCTCTGAGCTCGCGAGGCTGGTGGAGATCGGCGTGGCCTACTCCACGGGCTCGACCTACGACCCAAGCGACAACTGGGTGGAGGTGCAGGCGCCGCCAGTGCTGCCGCAGAACATCGGCACGCTCTTGGATGCGCTGACCAAGGCGGAGACCCTGGGAGCAATCAAGAAGCGCGACGTGGTGGCGACCCTACAGCGGGTGGGCATGGTGCCAAACGAGCACGACCCCGACGAATACGCCGCCGAGCTTGAGGACGCGACCGGCTTGGTGGCGACCCAGTTCTTCACGCCGCCCGCTGAATAGTGCCGCCAGTTAACCAAGATCTGGCTGACTACGCTGTCACCGCTCGCCTGCGGCTGCTCCGCTTGGAGACGGCTACCGTGCGGGAGATGCTCGGAGCCTATGATCAGGCGCTGGGCAACGTAACGAAGGAACTGGAAGCCATAGCGGGCGACGTGGAGGGCTTGGAACTAATGCCGAGCCGAGAGCGTGCGCGGCTCACCAAGCTACAAGGCGAGCTTGATGGCCGGGTGAAGCTTGCCCGTGAAGATCTGCGGGAGCGGCTCGGGGCTGAACTGGCCACCACCGCCCAAGCCGAAGGCCCCGCCGTGCTGGCTGCGCTGGAGAAGGCAACGCCGACGGCGATCCACGCCTCGCTTGGTGGCGTGCCGGATGTGCAGGTGGTCAAGGCGCTGACGACACCTATCGGGGTGCGGACGTGGAGCGAGGCGATAGACGTTGGACTGCTGGAGATGCGGGACCGGGTACAGCGAGAGGTCGCCGTATCGCTTGCCCAAGGCGCGAGCATGAACAAGGCCGCCCGCGCGATCCGCAACGCTGCGGGCTTTGTCGAGGCGTACAAGAATCAAGCCAGCAACATCGCCCGCACGGAGATCCAGCGCGTGGCCAACAGCGTGGCGCACGACACCTACGCCGCCAACCTGGACGTGATCAAGGGCGTCACCCGGCTGGCGACCCTGGACACGCGGACGTGTATGGTCTGCGCTCCCCTGCACAACGTCACCTGGCTCTATGGGCCGGGCGGGAACCTGCTACCGAACCCGGAGCACGGCCCGCACATCACGCCGCCCCTGCACCCGCGTTGCCGGTGCTTTGACGCTCCGCTGACCAAGAGCTTCGCCGAGCTTGGCTTGCCCGTGGGGTTGAGCCGTCGGGACCGGGAGCGCCTGGATGGGAGCCTGCCGCAGAACATGACCTATCCCGAGTGGTTCGGGCGACAGTCCAAGGGGCGACAGTTGGAGATCCTTGGCCCCGCACGCTTGAAGCTATACGAACAAGGCAAGGTAGACATCGGCGGATTCGCCGACGCGAACCGCGTTCTGAGCTTGGCCGAGCTGCCCGGCAACAACGTGAACGTGACCCTGGCCGACTTACCCAAAGACAACGTTGAGCTTAGCCGCGATGAAGCTGTCGCTGCCATTGTAGATGGGCTCCCAGAGAACGTTAGGAGAGGTTGGCTTCGCAACGCTGATCGACAGTACAAACCCACTATTGCCGAGGAGATGGACACAAACCCAGAATTGCGCAACGCTGGGCTGAATGTTTTTCACCAACAGTATCAGATCGCCACGGACCAAGAGATCCCGTTCGCAGAGTTTTTAGACAAGCCGATCACCGTATATCGGGCCGGTGTAGCTCCGGGCACCGAGGCGTTTTCAAGCTACAGTTACGACCGTAAGATCGCCGAAAAGTTTTCGGATGAATACAATATTCCGGTCGACACGCTCACCATTAAGCCACGCGATACCTTTGGTATGATCAATGAGATGGGTGAAGGTGAAGTGCTTGTTCCTCAGCACGATCACCGTGGAAAGTTCCAAGAAGGCGAGATCTTGACGATAAAAGGCAAGGAGTGGAGAGTCGTTAAGCGCGGCGGGCTAAACGTCTATATACAGCTTGAAGGCAAGCCAGATAGCAAGCAAGTACGCCAGACAGAGGCCAGGCTTGCTCAATTCTTGCGAGACTGAGCTTGGCCGAACTGCCCGCTTAAGAGATCTCGTCAAGGCGGCTGGTGATCATGGCCACCGCGCCCTTGCGAGTCTTTCCGCCGGTCTCCGCATCCAGCAAGGCTTGAAGCCGATCATCGCAGGCGCCAGAACCAAGCGCCGTAGCAAGCGCGGCCAGCGAGCCATCCAGCACCGAGAGATCCGCGGCGTCGGCAACGGGTGCAGCCACGGGCGGGGCGCTGCTCTTGGATGGGTTGACCTTGGCGGGCTTGGCCTTCGGCGCGCGGCTGGCTGGCGGGGTCGCGTTGAGCACCGCCATGCGTGCGGCTACGATGGACGGATCGGCGTGCTGCTCAAGGTAGGACCCCGACGGTGCGCCCTCGCGGACGATTCTGAAGGCGGTCAAGTAGGGAACGACTCGGTACAATGCAGCCATGTGGGCTCCTTTGTTGCCCATTATGGGACAATGCGGTACGATTCGCACGTAGCCATTCCAGCGGGACTCCGCCGCACAACCCACGAAAGTGGACGCCAACAGGCAAACTCGGGAGATGGAGGACGGCACGATGATCTTTGCACTACGCGCGATGAACGGTTTCAGTCCAACCCTATGCTCTGTCGATGACGGAACGGAGGGAGAAGATGGCGGAGGCCAAGCCCCCGATCCGGCTGCTGCTGGGCGCCTCGAAGCTATCAAGGCTCTGAGAGCCGAGAAGCAGGAACTGGCCGCCAAGCTTGAAGCCATCGAGGCAAAGCAAGAGGGCGACCGGGTGAAGACTGCCGAGGAGCAGGGCCGGTTCAAAGAGCTGTATCAAGAGAAGGATTCTCTCTTGACTGCTACCCAGCAAGAGCTTGAAGCTTACAAGGTGAAGGAAGCCGCTCGGGTAGAAGCACAATCCACCAAGGCCAAGGCTGCGGTAGAGGCTTTGCCGGAGGCTATGCGGGCGCTCGTGCCTGCGGGTCTCGATGCAGACGCTACGCTTGCACAGGTGGAGCTTCTGCGAGCCCTCGCACCAGGTGGACCGATAGGGACACTCGGCGGCGGCGGCAAGCTGCCCAAGGTGCAACTGGAGCACACGCCAGCCGAGAAGAACGCGGCGGAGAAGCTCATGAAGAATCACAAGATGCTAAGCCTCCCCGAAGCGCTCGCGCTAATCAGAACGAGAACCAAGTAACCGGCCCTGCGGGGCCACTTTGACAAGAGGTCCCACATGGCTGACAACTACGGACAGCACCGCATCGTTCCGAACGTGCTCGTGCTTATTGACGACGGCTCTGCCGCTATCACCGAGGGCGATGCCCTCACAACCGCAGGCGCCACCGCTGGCTATTACCGCCGCGTAGACGCCGCCGCCGAGGCCGTCGCAGGCTTCGCCATGGGTGACGCCGCGAGCCCCGCCGCCGATGGTGGAACGTCCGTGCTGATGGACTTCTCTAAGGGCAACATCTACCGCTTCCCCGCTGACGCTGGAACCGTGACGCAGGCCCTCGTCGGCACCGCTCTCGACATCGGCGCCGATGGCCGCTCGATCGACATCAACGGAACCACCACCGCCGATCTCTTGGTTGTCTCCGTCAACCTCGCTCTCAACACCTGCGACGTCGTGCGCGCCTAAGCTGCCGCCAGTCAACGGGGCACCGCCCCAAGGAGTCAATCATGGATGCTTCCCATATTCCCGCGCTGGTCACTCAAAGCGCCTACCCCGTTATGTTCCAAGCCTACGAGGACATTCCTGGCGTGCGCCAGCTCATGGCCGATGTTCGCCCGGTTGACGCCTCGAACATGTACGGCACCAAGGGCACCACCATCATCGGTGGGTCCGACCTTGACGAGCGCATGGACAACGAAGGCTTCGGCCAGGACCGCCTTGAAGAGGGCTACACCTGGCAGATCAAGGTGCGGAGCTACGGCAAGGAGCTGCCCCTGGATCGCCGGATGGTGGAAGCCGCGAGCAGCACCGAGATCGAGAACCTGATCACCGAGTGGGCCCGCAGCGTTGGACGCAACGCGGCATACCAGCGCGAGCAGTACGTGGCTTCCCAGCTACAGCTCGCCACCATCGCCGCAGGTGACACCATCTTTGACGGGTCTTTCCCCGGCAACGCTGACCCGAACCCTCTGTTCATCTACGACGGCCAGCCCGGCTTCTCCGCCGCGCACCCGATCGCAGTCGGCACCGGGACCTTTGCAAACTTCGGCGTGGGTCGCGCTTTGACTTCTGCCAACTTGACCGCCGCCAAGGTTGAGATGCAGCAGACGAGCGCGGTAGACGATCGCGGCAAGCGAATCATGAACATGGCTCAGACCATCATCGTGCCGCCTTCGATGGAGGCTACCGCTCGGGTCCTGCTGAACTCTCAGCTCCTCCCCGGCAGTGCCAACAACGACATCAACATCCACGCTGGAACCTTGGGTCTCGTCGTGAACCCGTTCCTGACCGATGCAAGCTCGGCAGCATCGTGGTGGCTCAAGGGCACCAGCCCCGGTCTCAAGTTCTACGAGCAGGAAGGCGGTCCCGCCTTCCGCACCTACGAGAACGAGAAGCAGAACCAGATCGTGGTTCAGCTCTTGGACTTCTGGGGCGGCGGCTTTGTGGACTGGCGCGGCTTGCAGTGCAACAACAAGGCGACCACCTGATCCTTTGACTTGGGCAGCTCACCCCTCGGGGTGGGCCGTTCCCTTGTCCTCCCCGGTGCGGCGGTCGCCGTGGAGGACAAGAGAACGACGGAGCACACATGGCGACGACATACGACCTGGCCACGGACGTGGGCAAGGTGCGGCTCGGCATCGGTGACACCGGTTCTGGCGGCGCTTGGGTGTTCACGGATGAAGAGATCACCTACTTCCTCTCGGTGGGTAGCACCATCGTGGGCGGCCAGATCCAAGCCCTCCGCGCGTTGCTGATCTCCAAGAGCTACCGCATGAAGCGGGCCACCGTCCAAGGGACTGTTTACGACGACACGGCGCAGGTCGCCGCCTTGATGGAGGCCCTGGCGATACTCGGCGGGAACATGCCCACCGTATCCGTGACCCGCACCGGGCCGATGGACTGGGAGATCGAGCACTTCCGAGATGGTGGCTTGTGAACCTGACAAGATCACCGCTGATGGACGACGTGGCCGCCGCGAGCTTGACCGCCGATATTGACGGTCTGCTCAAGCTCGGCACCTTGCCCGTCTCGGTGTCCTTCTCCACGCCTACGGGCGCAACGACGATCAACCTGGCCACGGGCGCCGTGTCGCGCACCTTGGACACGGACAGCTTCACCGGCTGGCGCTCCGCCCTCTCGATCAAAGAGGTGGGCGACGTAGACGGTGCCAAGAGCGGGGACGCATGGCTGCTCATCATGCAGGCGGACGTGAGCACGGTGCCCACCCTGGACAGCTTCGCCACCATCGCGGGCGCTCGGCATAAGGTGGTCAGCCCGGTTGAGATCCCGCCCCTGAGCTCACACTACAAGATGCGGGTTCGGGTCCATGCTTAGCGCCAAACTCGACACCGCCTCCCTGGCTCGGGCGCTCTCCAAGATGGAGGCCAAGCTACCAGGCATCCAAGATCAGGTTGTTCGCAAGCTCGCCTTCGACGGTATGCGCGACATCGTGGTGAGCATCACGACAGGGGCCTTCGGCAACCCGATCCGCGTGGACACGGGCCGCTATCGCGCTGCCTGGAGCGTTGGCTCGCAGGCCCTCGGGCTCGGTGCAGTCGGTCCAACATCGGGCGCCCGTGCAGGCGACGGCAAGGGCAGCGTGAAGAAGGCGGGCGCGGCTACGATCGCGACGATCACCAACGCCGTGGAGTATGCCGAGTACGTGGAATACGGAACGGCAACCATGGAAGCAGGCCACCACGTTGAGGTCGCCCTACAGCGTGTCACCCAAGATGGAGAGGACTTGATCCGCGCCCTGCTTGGTCCTCTCTTTGAATCGGTGAACTCGTGAGCATTGACCCGTCCGCAAGATGGCGCAACGCCGAGGGCAGCCTATACGTATGGGCTGCGGGGCTGACCATCGCAGGTGCCCCCGCGATGCGCTTCGGGATGCAACCCCAACACGACGGCGCCGCCTTCATCCGTTGGAGCTTTGCCCCGGTCTCGGAGACGGTTGTGGGCTTCTCTGCTACTCGCACCCAGCGCGTCTCCGCCCTGCTCCTCGCGACGGTCTACTGGCCATCTATGAGCGATGACGGCGCCGTCAACGCCTACGACCTGAGCAACGCGGTGGACGATCTCCGGGATGCCCTTTGTATCCTGTCGGTCACCATGCGGGACTACACCGTCCCCACCCCCGTTGATCTACCCGGAGCGCATGTGATTCGCTCTGTTCGACCCGCCACCCACCAACGCCTCAGCACCTTGGAGGGATACGACAGAGCCGTTGTATCCGCCCCCGTGTTCTGGGACTCTTACCGAACCGCATAGGAGGTCACCATGGCCGCAGTAGACTACGGCGCAGCCGCCGCCCCCTTCACCAAGGTACTCAAGACCCTGACCCTCTTTGACGGAACGGGAACCCCGATCACTCAAAGCTTGGTTGACTTCGACGGCACGATCGCCTTCCTGGACACCCCGAGAACATCGGTCAGCTACAAGCCCAACGGTCGCCGCCCCTCCGGTGGTGCCTTGGTGCTCACTACCGATGATGTCGAGATGGACGCCACCCTAAGCTTCGGCGCCAAGTCCTGGAAGGGCAGCACCGTCCAGACCCCCATCGAGTTCATGAAGGGCGAGACGGTCAACTCGATCGCCTTGTTGAGCACCGCCGCCGCTGGCAAGTTCCTCTTTGGTCTGGATCTCACCTTCGTGAGCGAGACTGGCGGATCACAGATCGTCAAGTACACCCACTGCGAATACCTCAGTGGAACCTCGGTCGAGCGAGATGGGATCCTGTTCGTGGACGTATCGATCCGCATCCACCAGAACGGGTTCACCTCGGTCACTTGATCGCCTGCGGTGGCACCTGCGCCCCACCGGGACCGCCCGGAGGTGCTGCCGCTTTCCCTTGGGGCACGTCCTGGGAGGACACATGAAGTCATTCACACAACACGCCGCCAC